GAACTATTGGTACGGGCTTGCCGGGCTACTTCTTTATTGACGGCTTGCCGAACAGGTTCATCGTAAACTCCTTGTTCGCGCAGGCGGTCTTCCATGTCACGCATTGCAAGAACAGGGCCATGAGTGTTTCTGACATACTCTGGGTGTTCTGTAATAATTTGTTGATAAATAGCAGCTTTTGAAGAATTTTCATCATAGAGTTCTGGATGTTTCTTCAGCACACTTAATTTATTTTGCTCAAGAAGATTCAACGATTGTATTCTTTCTTGCTCGGCCTTGGCCCTATCTTCACGCTCTTTTAATTTCTGCTCTAAACGTGCATCAGCCAATTCCTCAACAGTCCCTTTCCAATTTTCCTGAAGTTTTTTATCCCATTCAGTGATAGGAGCTTCCCCCTTGGATTGGATTTGCTGTTGGCCGCCCTTCAGAAGCTGGTCGATTTTTTGTTCAAGAGAAGCAACCTTTCGGCCATTCCATTCTCTGGTGTTATTAATCGCCTGGTTGATTCGCTCCAAGTCCTCCACACGAACATATTTCGGCTCGTCTTTAGACTTCTCAGGTAGGATAGGTTCGTTCTTGTCATCCAAATTTACCTGGACATTACTCAGCTCTTCTTTGGGCTGATTCTTTGACTCGTCAACTTTTACTTCCATATTTACTCCTCTCCTAAATTAATAGGGTTGATAATTACTGTCGTCTTTAATTGGCCTTAACTTGCTATCTATTGTCTTAATTGCATCAACTATTCCGTCGATGTAACCTTGAAGACGAATTGCTGCTTCAAATTCATTTGTTCGTAGACTATTGGACTTTTCCCTCTCTTTGAGTATTATTTGCTTCTGCCATAGGTCCTTGGCCAACTCCCATCCCTTGCTGGCTGCTAGCGTTTTGATTTGCATTAGGGTTTCCGCCGAAAGCTCCTGATTCACCGCCTTGTCCTTTCTGGGCTCCTTTTTGAGCCTGTTGCATCATTTGCTGAAGTTGCTGCATCATCATCATGTGTTGCTGGATGTGTTGCTGGTTGTAGGTCATGATTTCTTCGGCCAAAGCAGGTGCTGTCGCTGCCATCTGTTGGAAGTTGGGGGACTGAGTAAGTTTGGAGTGTTCCATGATGTGTTGGATATGGTTCTCTGTAAGCTGTGGGGTGACACGTTGAAAATCCCCCTGTAGCATTAAAGTATTTTCATCTCCTGGATCTGTGATGTCATCGGGAGTAGGAGAAGGCCCGAGCCACTTCTGGATAAACCCATCATCGCGGCCATAAGCTTTGAGAGTGTCGGCAGTAACCGCATAAATCTTTGTAGGGTCTGTGGCAACGATTGGATTCTGCATCAGCACGGCATAAAGCTGACTCATCAGATTACGCTCTGTTTCCTTCGAACCCATTGACGGGTCAGGAAGAAGATAGGCATAGAATTCGCCAGAGATTCCTTCATCTGTTAGTTCGCCAGCATGGAAAATTTTGTCGCCCTTTTCGCCCAACACTTTTTCTTCCATGTCTGGGGGAATATTAAGTTGCACAAGATCAAGATGTTGTTGAAGAATCCTAGCCGCGCCAAATCTCAAACGTTCAGAAGGAAGACTAAAACGGATATCGGCAGCTTGGACAATAGCGTTAGTACGGGTTGCGGTCCCTGAGCCGCCAACCTGCCAACCGTTTCAGATTCCTTTCCTATCACATAACTTGACGCGGCAGTAAGGCGTTCGACGAATTCCATGACTAGGCGGATGGCATTAATCAAACTTTCAATTCTTGTTTGCATATCAGGAAAATAAATATTCTTCTGTGGATCTGTGACAGGGATTCCGGAGTTCGGCCCAAGTTGCAGCGCTGGCGCATCGACATCACCTGATGGGTCATAAAAAAATGGCCTGAGGACGGCGAGCGTGTTGGCGTCTGTTAGCTGGTTAAAACACGCATCCACTTCTTCCGCCAGTTCTCTGACTTTAGTAAGAACACCTTCGCCATCCAAGTCATCAGGCCTAGAAAGATAGGAGTCATACTTCGTGAAATCAAGAGGCCGTTTGCCGGACTTAGTAATGTCCCTCATCCGGACGCCGCCTAAATAAATCCTGTGTTCCGAAGCGACCATTACTTTAATGGACTCGTTGATTCCAGTGCCGTCGACATCATAGTTTAAATATTCTCTGACAACTTTGACTGGCATGTTGCGAAGCTTTATTTTCTTAAGCCGTTCTTTTTTGTCAGCGTCAATATTTCCGGCAGGCTCGGGAACTAAAATGTGTTTGGCCAATTCTTCAGTATTCACACACGCACCACGTTTCTCGAGGTCTTCAAGTTCCTTAAAGAGAAGAGTTTCTTCAATAATTATTGGATCACGCTGCACATCTCTAGCATTTTCAAACATGTAAACATTTTCTTTGAGGATTGTTCTGCTGACAGTTTTTTCGATGCGGTTTAATTTAACCTGTTGCTGCGCGGCTGGAGTCCCATCTTGGTTGGTAAGAGGATTGCCGTCTTCGCCAACCACTGGAACGCTGATGGTTTCGTTTGTGGCCACTTCTTCAACGTCCCAATAACTTTCAGTCAGGGAGTCACCAAATCCTGTGGTGTACTT